TTAAAACTGTAACGGGTGTAGGTGTTGATGATGATAGCGATGATTCGACAGACTTGAAAGAGTATGGTATAGCCGGAGAAGGAGATGGTGGCGGCGGCACCCAAGATGATGCTTTAGATGCTTTGGGTGCTAAGAGTATATCAGGGGACTTCGTAGGTGGTTCGATGTTTCCGGGCGGGACGGGCATTGAGTACAACAAATTTGATTATCAACAATTTGAAACTTACAGTGACTACCTATCGACAAAAAAACCCCCCGGTTACGATGACCGTTTAGGCACCATAACAAATATCATAGAGCCTCTAGTGGACGGCAGACTCAGCGATATAAATTGGTCAGCACAAAGCAAAGCCATCAGTGAACGTATAGAGAATGCGTCTATAAAAGATTTATCAATGGACAAAAAGGACATTGTGAAGGCCGGACTCACAGGAATGGCAGGGGTTCCGGGGGCTGTGATTGGCTCTATTGCAACCTCTGATACTAGCTATAAAAACGCTTTCAATGAAGACCAGCCAAAAATGAGTGGTATATTCGGCCTTATTTCAGATACAGTTGCAGCCACCCAATACCAAGACATGGCGCACAATAGGGCAGTGGCTAACGCATTTGCGGTAGATTATAATTCTGCTAGAGACATGGATTTAGAGGTGGATGAAGATGCTTTTGCTACGATAGGTCGCTCAACGGATTTTGGCTTCTCCATGAAGTTTGGAAGTGGGACGGGAGCAGGCGGCATAACCCGCAAGGCCGGAACCTTCACCTACACAGGAAATCTGCGCGGCTTAGATAATCAAACCTTAAAAAACATTGAGGCTGTGCAGCGGGGGTTTATTCCAAGCACTTTTGGAAGACGTAATTTTGGTTTTGACTACACTGGAAGAGGTGCCACTACTTTTGAAGGCGGGGGATATAGTGATGCCATAACAGGTAATGGCGATAGGTACACTGACGATGGTAAGTACATGGACGGGTTCGGTCGTGTTTCCATGATGGGTCGCGCAAGTGACATGAGAAACCTTGCCAAATCACACGGTATAACTGAAGACCAAGCTAAAAAAGCTGTACAAGATGCAAGAGCGGGTAAGGGTACGGTTCGCAGTAATATAGCAGGCATTAAACAGGCAACAGAGACAGCAAAAATCGTAGCAGAAAAAACGACGAAGGCAGCGAAGGCGGCAGAGGCCAATAGGCAGGCGGCGGCACAGGCAGCAGCGACATTAGCAAGGACACAAGCAGAAGACAGAGCTAGACGAGCGGCTATGCAATACGACGAACCGGGCGGCGGCGATAATGAAGGTCCTCAAGGAGATGAAGAGACAGGCGGCACCGTAGGAGATGATATGTATAGCGGAGACGGAGCTATGGGTGGTCAGGTCACCGCTAAAGGCTTCCGACGGTATGCAATGGGCAGCAGAGTTGAAAGTGGTTTCATAGACCGCCCCCCTTCACAAGTATCAGAGGCGGGTAAGGTCGCAGACGACAAGCCGCTCAAGGCTCCAGAAGGTTCATATGTTTTAAATGCTGCAGCCATAGAACACATGGGTGAGGCAGATGTTCGCAAAATGATTATGGATGCCCAGAAGGAAGCGGTTCGTAGAGGTGTATCAACAGATGATTTTGAACGGCACTCTGACCTGATAGACATTGCCATATCAAGCGGCGAAGCTATCATAGCTCCCCACCTAGTAAAGATTATTGGCGAAGACCGCTTAGAGAAGATTAATAAACGAGGGTTACGTAAAACCGAAGAGCGTGTGCAAAGAACAAAGCAGGAAAAGCCTGTGGCAGTCTCAGGGGGTGGCTTTATCTCTAGAAAAAAGTTCGCAAAGGGTGAGAAGGTCACCGTATACAGAGGCGAACCAATAGATTCTTCAAAAATAGTTGCTACTGACTATGGCTACGGCAAGGATGATGTTGGTAAATTTCACACTCCTGATGTCAAACGAGCAGGTAGATTTGCTGCAGGTGCAGGAAAAGGAAACCAAGTAATTCGTAGTCGTAAGGTTACAGTTGACGAACTTTTTGATGGTGTAGAAGAAGCATGGAAAGTACAACAAAAAAAGAAAACAGGCTACTTTAAACAAATGTCAAAAAAGAGCCTGAATGATAACTTAAAATTTATAAACAGTTTAAGAAAAGATTATGCAACGGGCAAACGTTCTTTAGAAGACATGGCAATGTTTTTACAGGAACAAGTTTTTCACGATGGCAAATCCAAGATTAATTTTATTGAAACATTTAAAAATGACCCTAAATCTGCTGGAAAGTTAGCAGGGCGAGCCATTGCTAAAGCAGCAACCGTAGCTACCCCGCCTCTAGCATTCCTAGCAGGGGCTGCAGAGATGCTCACCCCGTCTTCGCTAGGTAAAGGGACACGATACGACGACTCATTTATGAGTTATCAGTACACTCCTAATAAGTAAGGAATCCGCTGGCTACCCACGAGTTCGTGGCCCCAGCACAACCGACGCGGCTACCCACAGCCATGTGGCCCCGCAAGTGAGGTAAATAAAATGGCAAAAGCAAGAGGCCACCGTGCCAACAAAGTAAACGACTCTTTTGGAACAATCAATAACGACGCTCTCTACAAAGGAAAGTATAGAGAAGAAGTTTACAAGGATGAGGACGAAGAGTCAAAAGTCGAAGCTCAAGATGCTGACCCCGTAGAAGAAGCGGCTACTCAGCAAGAAGAAAAGGGCGAAAGCTTCGTAGAAGCTAAGAAAGAAGCTAGCGAAGACCACGACTACAAGAAACGGTATGACGACTTGAAGCGTCATTATGATGCTAAGGTAGACGAGTTCAAAGGAGAAATCGAAAGCCTTAGAAAAACAATGACAGACCGTGCGGCAGAGATGCCACGAGGCGTAACGCCCCCACGAACACAAGAAGAACTAGAAGAGTTCAAAGAACGCTATCCAGATGTCTTCGAGGTTGTTCAGACGGTTTCAAGTATGCAAACCGAATCACAGGTTGCAAAACTACGTGAAGAGATAGGTACAATTCAGGAACGGGAAAAGGAACTGGAAAAGCAGAAAGCCTACGAACAACTGCTTCGCGCTCACCCCGATTTCTCCGAATTGAAAACCGATGAAAAGTTCTTAGCGTGGTTAGAAGAGCAGCCAAGCTCAATTGCAGATGGTATTTACAAGAACAATACCGACTCCAAGTGGGCGGCACGGGTCATAGACCTCTACAAAGCCGACATAGGCATGACTAAAAAGAAGAAGACCAAGGATTCATCTGCTGCAGATGCCGTTACAAAAACCCCTGCTAGGGATGTAAGGACAGATTCTACGGATGGTAAAAAGATTTGGAAATCTTCTGAAATCGCCAAGATGAAACCGTGGGAGTTCGAGAAGTTTGAAACTGAACTCGACCAAGCACGGACAGAAGGGCGAATAGACTTAAACTCTTAAACCTCAAAAAGGAAGGACTGAAAAATGGCTTTCGGTACTGCTGCAGGTTATGGAAACCTGCCTTCCGGTAATTTTGCACCGGAAATCTTTAGCCAAAAAGTTCTCAAGTTCTTTCGTCGCGCTTCGGTTGTTGAAGACATCACGAACACTGACTACGCTGGCGAAATTGAAAACTTTGGCGATACGGTACGTATCATAAAAGAACCTACCGTAACAGTCTCCGCTTATCAGCGGGGTTCTGTAGTAAACCCACAAGACTTGGCTGACGACCAAATCACAATGACCGTTGACCAAGCTAATGCGTTTGCTTTCAAAATCGACGACATTGAAGAGCGTCACTCGCACGTAAACTTTGAGGCACTTGCCACCTCTTCAGGTGCATTTGCATTGAAGCGTAAGTACGACAAGACTGTTCTTCAGGCTATGTCTGACGGTGCTGGTATCGCAGCTTCTGCTGTATCCGGCACAACACTGACTACTACTGCTGCTGCTGGTACTCTTGGTACTGCAAACGCACCCATCAACATTGAGACAGACGATAACGGCATCAACCTGATGCTTGCAATGGCCCGTCTCCTTGACGATGAGTCAGTGCCAGAAGAAAACCGCTGGTTTGTTGCACCTCCAATTTTCTACGAGAAGTGTTTCCAAGCCGGGAATAAAATTGCTGAAGTACAGGTTAGCGGTGACGCTACTTCACCACTTCGCAATGGTCTTGCAACTGTCGGCACACTCGCTGGCTTCCGTTGCTACAAGTCAACTGCGCTTAACAGCACAGGCGGCACAGACCAAGTTACTTTGACAGACGCATCTGCAACCCTCGCAACTGATGGTTCTGAGAACATTGTTCTTGCAGGTCACATGTCATCCACCTCTACTGCTTCGCACATTGCGAAGACAGAAGTGGTTCGTTCAACCGAATCGTTCTCCGACGTTATTCGTGGACTTCATGTTTTTGGGCAAAAAGTACTTCGCCAAGAAGCAATCGTTCGCGGCGTTGTAGACTTTGCGTAAGGGGGGCTGAATAATGGCTACTATTGATAGAACTCCTAATGGTGGAACTGCCGGACATCCGTCCAACGTTGCACGACCTTACGTGATGACTTCTCAAGTCCACGACACTGCTGATGGTGGTACAGGGGGTGACGTTATTCAATTGATTGACGTTCCTGCTGATACTATGATTGTTGCGGGTGCTTTGGAAGTTTTGGAAGCACGAGGAAATTCGCAGATTACTATGGATATCGGCGTAACAGGCGGTGACGTAGACTGTTTTATTGACGGTTCTACACTATCTGCAGGTTTCGAACCATTCCTAGAAGCTGCTACAGGTGCATCTGGCTCTAATGCCCGTATCCTGACTTCTGCAGACACTATTGATGCTCTCATTATTGATGCTGGCTCCTCTGGTGAATCTGCTGCACGTTTTCGTGTTCACGTAGTTCTTGCGGATATTTCCAAGAACCCTGTGGAATCTGCTACAGTTTCTACTGGAACATAATACTAATCAAGGGGGCAGGGCAACTTGCCCTCTTGACTCTTTATTTATTTCGTGATAAAAGCAACAACCTTTGCCGGGGGTAGATACACATGGCACCTAAAGCACCAAAAAGACCAAAGAAAAAAAGTTCTGGAAGCCCAAAGCCAAAGAACCCTGCGTTATATTCGCGGGTCAAGGCAGAGGCTAAACGTAAGTTCAAGGTGTACCCAAGCGCATACGCAAACGCTTGGTTAGTCAGGACATACAAGAAACGGGGTGGCACTTACTAATGGGCAAACCACAGGGCGGTCTTACAAAATGGTTCAAAGAAGATTGGCGGGATGTAAAGACTGGCAAGAAATGTGGTCGCTCTGGTAAGGATAAAAAGAAACGCCCATACCCTGCTTGTAGACCTGCTAAAGTTGCCGGACGTATAAGCAAAAAAGAAGCAGCTAAAAAGACAGGACCGGGTAGAGTAAACTGGTCCGTCACTGCTTCAGGAAGAAAAAAAGAAACGCCCATACCCTGCTTGTAGACCTGCTAAAGTTGCCGGACGTATAAGCAAAAAAGAAGCAGCTAAAAAGACAGGACCGGGTAGAGTAAACTGGTCCGTCACTGCTTCAGGAAGAAAAAGAAGTAGTGGACGAAAGGCAAAGTATAAGGCATAATGGCATCAAAGGAGATGCCCTATGAATTATATCACAAGTAACATACCCTATTTCAAAGCTTGGGTACGTAGAGAATATACCACGAATTTTGACCGTTATCAAGGAGAGTTTCTCCATGCAATGGTGATAGCGGTCACCACACTACCGATGAAAACCCTGTCCTTTCAGGTCATATTCACTGGATGTGAAGACGAAGAGAACAACGTACATGGTGGGGCGATGTGGGCAAGGATGCCCTTGACAGCCCTAGTCGGTGACACACCATTAGAAGAGTGGCCCGAACCAATACCCACATATCTTGCCCAACCGTGGGACTGCCAATCACACCATCATTCGGTGTTTGTTTTGAACAGAGCGACTCCCTGTCCGTGGTTGGCAAAGATAGACGGAGAGTTTTACCCAGCAAAGTATTACTTCACAATCGACTACACCGATACCGAAGTAGCAGACGACCCAGCCCAACACAAACAAAGCCACGTGCTAGAATTGATGGATGCTGGTGAGTGGACAGGCAACATGGTTGCACTGCCAAACAATAGAGTAAGGGTAACGAACCCTGCTTGGTTTGTAACGGGCGATGGCCCACCGGATTTCACTCCTAGTCAGTGGGTCCATCATTCTAAACAAGACCCGAATTATGTAGAGGATACAGCACGGGTATTTGATAATCTATATGCGGAGAGTGATTATGAAGAAGACAATGAAGAAGAGTAAAGGTATGGCTCGTGGTGGCCGTATGAAGTCAAAAGGTATGGCTAGAGGCGGTCGTATGAAGTCTAAGGGCATGAATCGCGGCGGCAAAATGATGAAAGCCAAGGGTATGAAACGTGGCGGCAAAGCAACGGGAACAATGACTCTTGCAGTAATTCGCAACGCAGCCAAAGCAAAAGGCTACAAGTTAGTTAAGGTGTAGTCATGGCTAGACCCGGATTGTACGCCAACATAGCTGCTAAGAAACGCAGAATAAAAGCTGGTAGTGGGGAGACTATGCGTAGACCCGGAAGTAGGGG